TTCAGTAAAGTCTTCACATTTGTAATGTCTTTCTATATTCCAGTATTCTGGTACTGAAGGTTCAGTATCATCAAACCAAACTAAAATTTCTCTATCGTCTGGTATGTTCTTTTTTAATGAAACAAAGAAAACATCCGTACTTGAAAATAAAATTGTATCTTTCGTAGTTATTTGTAAGTCTGCCATATAAACTCAATTTGTAATGTGTAAGAAAATTATGTTTTGAAGAAATCTTGAACTGCTCTTCTTGTTCTATCAATAAATCCTGGTGATTGAACAACTTGTGTCAAACTTTCTCTTGCATAACTTGCCTTAACAAGTATGTCAAAACTATAAACTCCTTCATCTTTGACATAAATATCCATTCCTATTTTTTTACCATAAGTAATATTTGTAAGTTCAATAGTTGAAGAAGGATTGAATCCACCAACTTTCCCTGTTCCACTACTTCCTACACCATGATAATCAGTCATTCTGAATTGGAAAATAACAGGTATTCTAATAGCTTTATCTTCACCTTGTTCTAATAATAAATTGGATCTATAATCTGTTCCATTTACCATTAGTTGTTGAGTAGAAGCGGGAGCAAACATTAGATACGATCCGCAAGTTTTACTACCAATTAAATATCTATCATTAGGAGAAAAACCTAATTTATCTTGATAATTTGCTCTTTTCTGGAATGGTTGTGCTTGAGTTAATTGACTTGATGCTATTTGTTTCCAAATATTATCATCAACAATATCTTTATAACCTAATTGAACCATACCATCTTGCTCACTCATTTGTAAATTAAAGTATTTTGCATGACGTATTTTTGGATTGACCTGATTTGGAATTGTAGTAGTTTCTATAACATTTGGTTCATATATTTGAGACGGAGATCCTGCAAATGCTTTACTTCTTACATCTGGATGATCTATGTGAACACAGAAATCTGTTACATTTGTTGTTCCATAAGGTTTACCAGTAGTATCATACACTCCTGTCCAAACAAATGCATCTGGATTGATATTTGTTTGAGTAAATTCAGTTGGTATCAAATATCTATTGTCAGTTGGTCTCTTATACAAATCTTCTACTAAACCTAATGCCTTACCTCGTGCATATGCAAATTGACTGGGTACTTGTGAACTCATAAATGGTGCTAACCAATAAGGACTATTTCTACTTAATCTATCAGTAGAAACATTATTATGGAGTAATGGTGCTAAATGATAATTTCTGTTTAGATATTCAGGATTTTTATTTACTTTATCATATAAATATTCTATTGATTGATTTATACCACCAGGAAATCTAGTTACTAGTTCTAAAGGAGTAGAATTAAGATTTTCTATAACGATACAATATTTAGCTGTAACGATTGCTCCTTTTCTTTCATTTTCAGGGAATTGCTGTACGATTTCGGAATAAAATCCAGCATGTAATTCAAGAAGACCACCATTGGATATTGTATATCTGTTATTAGCATCATCCAAAAGATAAACATCCATTTTACCTTTTGTGGCAGTCACCATTTCTTGAAGACTTAACATTTTACTTTCCATATCTCTGAATTTTTCAAATACAGAAAGTTGAGTTCCAGAATCTGTTGTAAATCCTGAAGCAACGACATCACCTTTAGTTACATAAACTTTATCACCAAGTGAAAATACATTTGATAATACAACATCTAAACCTTGTGAATTGAGTTCTGATATAACTTCAACTTTGTTTAATTCTTGTTGTGCTTGTTGTAATAATGATTTTTCATTTGCTTGTACAAGTTCTGTAGGGAAATCAATTATTACACTTTGAGAATAATCTGATTTTAATGGATTTAATGGAAATCCAGCTTCACTAATAGAAGCAATTCTTATTTCAACTTTCTCATTTGAAGTAATTGGTATATCAACTTGATTAATATTTACGGCATCAGCATCATTTACATCTTCATTTGCCCATACATATTTTTGAGTAGTTGTATCATAAACTTGCTTTCTAACTGGACTTAAAACTTCAACCCATTCTGAATAATATCCTTTGAGATTATTACCTGTATTATCTGTAAATTCAAAAGATTTTGAACCATTTGCAGTACCATCAAGTCTCAAATATCTATACTGAATGATAAATTGTATTATATTTTGAGCACCACTTTTATTTTCAATCTTTGGTGTTGGGATAGGAAAAAATCCTCTAATTCTATATTTTGGAGATTCATTAACAATTTCAGTCGTACTCATAGCTCCCATTTCTCTTACTATAGTAGAGTATAGTGTTGAAAGACTATTCTTTTGATCTATTAGATTTTTTAATTTGTTATTTATAATTCTATTATCAGCAGGATTACCTAAATATGATTTTTGTAATTCTTCTTTAGTTTTAGAAATCGCTAATTCTAGTTGTTGAATTTCAGATTGTAATCTATTTTTTTCTGCAAATTTTAATCTCAAAGATTCAGCATCTTGTGATTGTATTTTATGCTCATTAGCGATAACGACTTTAAAATAATCTGCTCTCAAAAGAGGAGAATCTGGTTTTATCCCTAAAATTGTTGGAACAGGTTTATTTTTTGCAGCATCTAACAGATATGCTCCAAAGTCAATACAATATTTACGATAATAATCATCAAGAGACATCTCTGAATCGGCTGTGCGGATTCTTAATTCATTTGAATAAATTCCTGCACCAGGTGACCATTTAGTTGAAGCAACTTGAGTGCTATTATTCACAGGTCTGAAGAAAATCACTTGTCGTTCATCATGTCCAATAGAAACTTCAACTTGTCTTAATGTTAAAACCTCAGAATAAATGTATAAAACATCTGTTCCAATAGGAATAAGTTCATATCCCGAAGTCAAAGTCAATCGTATAGTATTATCTATTTTGTTTAATTCATCTACACGATAACGAGCACCACCTCTCGTTGAAAGAATATCTCCAATTTTAAGAGTTTCAGTATCAATTACTTGATTTAAGTTATTTGTGTATGTTAATTTATTTAATCTATAAATCTTTGAATTTCCAGAACTTGATGTATCTGAATTCAAAATACTTATAACATCAAATGTACCCGTAAATTGACTTATAGAAGGAGGAAATCTATATTCGTCTTCATCAACAAAGTGATTTATGCCCCTACCATTTAGAAATAACATTAATGTTTCATAATCAATATCATTTCTACCTTTGATATTTTGGTCAAAAATTGTTCTTTTTTCATCAGTATCAGTATTAACAATAATTCTACGATACCATACACTACGAACATCTGAAGAAACATAATTTGTAACATCAAAAGTTACTACAAGCATAGGGTTAATAAAATTATCAAAAAACCAATTATTTCTTCTGGTAAAAGAATTAGGAATAGTAACACTACCGATTCTACTTGGTTCTTTTGAATTTTCAGATGCTAAGATTCTTTTATATGTACCATCTTCTAAACGAATAGTTGCACTTCCTGTATCAACACCAGCTAATCCTTTGATGTTTTCTTCCAATCTTTTTAATTCAGAATTTAAATAACCAATAGACGGAATTTGATATGTAGTGGTTTGACCTGAATTATCAACTAGATTAACCGAAACGGAATCGGTTGTTGATGTAAATGCTTCGGAGAACTTTGCTAATATTTCTAAAGAATTGGCATGTGTCCTCATAAGTTCTTGTAACACATCGTGTAAACTATTATCTGATGATTTCATTTGTTTGTTTGTAGATTTATTATTAAATTAGTATGTTATTCTATATATCAAAAAAAAATATTATGGTTAAAAGAACTTAAATTTATTCTAATAATAGAATATAAAATCTTTAATTATTCAACAATTCAAAGGTAAATCCGATGAAAGAAAACTCAAAAAAACTGGACATTCTTAATGTAAATGGCAATAAAATGTCAGATTTTTTGGACAGATTCACACATTTTGACGAAAATCTCTTATTAGAGATTACTCCAAATGAGTTTTTTGCCAAAACTTATACTCCCGACAGAAGTGCAATTAAATATTCATCCTTGAATATTGATGAAATTCTTCAGATAAAAGATGAAAATTTACCTGAAAATCTTAAAGTTGGGTTAATTGGAATTAAACAATTCCAACAAGCTCTCAAATTTTTAGAAGGTTCAGACCAAATTTCTATGGGTATTCAATATATGACCATAGCAGGTTTAGATACTGAAGAAGAAAATGTAGCCATTAGAACCTCATTTAATAATAATAAAGATTTACAGTTTTCATTTGAAAATGGCTCTTTAACTATTTATGGTGTAATAACTAACGAAAAATTCTTCAATGATATAGCAAACATTGATGAACCAATCTTTGAATTTGATTTATCATTAGAAGATTTGGTAAAAATCAAAAAATTTGTTAATATAGATAAGATTAATACCAATCTTGTTGCTGAATATCGTAAGGGTTCGGTTATATTTGGAAATCAAACATTCAAATATAGATTAGCATCTCAAAATAATGAGGGCAGAACAGATAGTTCGGCTAGATTCCCTAAATCATATTTGAATATGTTAGATAATGAATCATATAGAGTAAAAGTAAGTGAATCAAGAATCGTATTTACATCTGCTGACTCACAAACTATCTTAGTTGTAGGAAGAAATGATGCATAATGCACTCAAATATACAGACATAAATCTTGAAACTGCCACATATGAAGATGTCAAAGCTGAAATTGAAAGATTGACAAAACTAAAGCATGACCTTCATAATGAGGAACAGGGTATCAAGATTTTTATCAATTCTGTATATGGTGCTTTTGGAAATACCCATTTTCTTTGTTTTAATGTTAATGTAGCAGAAGCTATAACTCAACAGAGTGTGGATATTTCTTTAAATGCTAAAAAAATCTTTGATAACTATTTTACAAATCATTGGCATAAAGACAAAAAACTTCATCAAAATTTAGGTTTAGTTGAATCTGTTAAACCTATTGGTAAAGAAAGTCTTTTAATACAAGGAGATACCGATTCTGCATACTTTAGATTTGATAAAGTTTTAGAATCTGCAAACTATAATGGCGATTCCCCAATTGACTTTATTCTTGATATTTATAAATATCGTTTGCATAATTACATAGTAAAATCTTATGATATTTATGCAAAAAAATTCAATACAAAAAATCTTATGGATTTTGAGTTTGAAAAGTTGATTAGAATCGGTATCTTCATTGCCAAGAAGAATTATGCTATTGAACTTGCCTATAAATTTACTTCAATCAAAGTTGAAAATGATGAAGTTATATTTGAAGGCATTAGGTATTCAGATGTTAAATTATCCGTGACTGGACTTGAAGCAGTTAAGCCATCACATCCATCTTGGTGTAGAGCAAAACTTGAAGAAATGCTTAAACTTCTTTTATCTTCGTATAAAAATGATAAAAAAATAAAATACGAAGTGATTTTGACCACACTTAAAAAATGGCGTAAAGAAATAGAAATGAAAGACTTAGATGAAATATCTGAAACCAAAAGAATTTCAGATTATGATAAATGGATTATAAATGATAGGTCTGAAATACTGGTAAAACCAGGGTGCCCTATTCATGTAAGAGGTGCTGCCATTTATAACTATACTCTTTCTCGTTCTAAATATAATATGAAATATCACAGAATTAAATCTGGTGATAAAGTAAAACAATATTATGTAAAATCAAACACCAAGAAAGACGATATTTTCTGTTATTTACCACAAAATCATCCAAAAGAATTTGCACCATTTATTGATTACGATAAACAATTTGCAAAAAAAATTATAGAACCTACAAATAGATTATTAGAAGTTATAGGTATAAATTCAATACCTGATACTTTAATTGTTACAAACTCATTATTCTAAAAAACTATGGCAAAGCAAAAAGAACAACCCGAAGAATCAGTAAAATCAGCTAAAGGATCTATCCTTTCAAGATTAAAGAAACTTAACCCAGATGCTGCACTTATTAGTGAATCTGCTTTTGGAGACATTAAAGAATGGATTCCTACTGGAAATTATGCTTTGAATTGTCAAATATCAGGATCATTGTTCAAAGGTATCCCTTCTAATAGAATTATCGGAATAAGTGGACCATCTGGAACTGGTAAAACTTATTTGGCTCTCAATATGGCAAGAGAAGCTCAAAAAATTGGATACCATATCTTGTATTTTGATACTGAATTTGCCATAGATGAAAATCATGTTTCAAAGTTTGGTATAGATTCAAGTGAATTTACTCTTATTCCTGAAGATGTAATTCATAATGTAAAGCATCAAATTGTTGAAATATTTGAAGCAATGAAGGATGCAATTAAAGTAAAAAAAGATCCAGGTAAGTTTATGATAATCATAGACTCAATTGGTAACTTAAAAACAGCCAAAGAAGATTCAGATTCAAAAACTGGAGATCATAAAAGAGATATGACAAGACCTTCTGAAATCAAATCTCTTTTTAGAACAATTACTGTTCCATCTGGAAAATTAAATGTTCCTATTCTTTTTGTTAATCATACATATACAGATACTACTGCATATGTCCCTACAGATAAGATTGCTGGTGGTTCAGGAGTTCAATATAATCCATCTGTTAATATTATTCTTTCAAAAGCAAAATTGAAAGAAGAAACAAAAGAATCTAAAGAAGTTAATATGACACAAACTGGAATTATTGTAACATCAAAACTTGAGAAATCTCGTTTTACTCGTCCTGTTCCAATTAAGTTTCATATCAATTTCTTCTCAGGGATGAATAAGTATATTTATCTTGAAACTTTTGTAAAATGGGAAATATGTGGAATTCAAAAAGGTACTTTAACTAAAAAGGTTATTAAAAAACCTGTTTTGGACGATAATGGCGAACAAATAATTAGTCGTGGAAAGCCCAAGTTTGAAGAAATTGAAACTGACGAAATTGAGTTCGTTCCTGATGAAAATGCAAAAACTTATGCAGTTAGACATTTAGGTAAAAATATTAAAACTGCTAAAGAACTATTAACAAAAGAAGTTTTTACCGAAGAAGTTTTAAAAGCATTGGATGTAGAAATGGGTAAAAGATTCTTATTACCAGAAGCAGTTAATGATGATGAATTCATTGTTCTTGATGAAGACCTTGCAGGAATGGATTTAGGTTCTGATAATGAAGATGAGGAATAATTTATGTCTTTGAAAATTGATGCAGAAAAGTTACCTTTGAAATATGAATTAAAGGTACATAGAAAGACAAAAAATTGGCCTGATGCAGAAGGAGTATTATATGAAATTGCTAGATATTTAGAATTTCAAGATAATACTATAATTAAAAAATCAAAACTAATGGAAATTGTTTCTAATGATGAAGATAAATTAGAAATAATTCTAAAGACTTTGATTAAAAAAGAATTCTTAGAACAAATTGACGAATCAAACTATAATCTAATAAAGCACGGCTGGGAATAAAAATAAATGGAATCAACTCAATTTGAAAGACTTTATCTAAAATATATTTTAGATAATCCTGATTATCTTCATAAGATTAAATTAGAATTCTTTAGAATAAAAGAGTATCAGAGAATCTTTTCAATTGTGAAGAAATTTTTTGATCGATTTAGTAAGATTCCAACGAAAAAGCAATTTGAACATTTGCTTATTGAAAAGAAACTTACTGACAAGATAAGTTCCGAAGCAGTTGATTCTATTTATGACACAGACATTAATGAATACGATCAAGAGTGGTTAAAAGAAAACTTTCACACTTTTCTTGAATATAGAAATATATTAATTGCTCTTGAGAGTGGTGTTGAATATGCACAAACAACTGAAGTTAATAGTGAAAATGTAAACGACTTTGTTTACACCATAAAAAAACTTCTTCTTGATAGTGAATCACTTGGACTTGATTTTAATGGCGGTCTTGATTTTTATAATGCAGAATCCCATAAATCAAAAAGAATAGAACGATTTTCTACAGGATATCCATTTTTTGATGCAGTTCTTGGCGGTGGTTATGGCTATGGAAATCTTGTTGTTCTTTTAGGAGAACCTAAAGTAGGTAAAAGCGTTTGGCTTGTTAATTTAGCGTGTAATGCTGTTAGAAATGGACATAATGTGTGTTATATTACTCTTGAATTACAAGATTTTGAAATAACACAACGATGCGGTGCAAATCTTCTTAATCTGTCTATGGATCAATATTCTACTTCAGCCGAAGATCCAATAGAAATGAAACAAAAATTGAAGCAATTCAAATTTGAAAATTCAACAACAGAATTTATTGTGCCAGGTCAACTCTTTGTTAAAGAGTTTCCAATGTCCACAGCATCTGTTTTAGATTTTGAAGCATATTTAAAAAAAGAACAAGAAGTTCATGGAATAAACTTTGATCTCGTAATAATTGACTATATAGGTATTGTTAAGAATTGGAGAATACCAAATTCAGAAAATACATATATGAAAATTAAGCATGTATCAGAAGATTTACGTGCTATGGGTCAAAAAAATAGATGGTGTATTGCTACTGCTATGCAAGTTAATCGTGGAGCATTTGCAGCATCAAACATAAATATAACAAATATCGCAGAAAGTTCTTCATTAGCACATACGGTTGATTTTATGGGTGCAATTATCCAAGATCCACTAATGTATAGTGAAAATAGTTATGTGATTAAAGCATTGCTTACTCGTCATGCTCAAGCTAAAAATTATAGAAAAAAATTCAATGTTAAATATAATTTAATGCGAATTGATGAAGATGCTGAATCACCAATAACTCAAGATATAGAATAAAAATAACCTTTTACATATGAGTAATTCACGATATAAGCGTGGAGATAAAATTTTAGATAATGATTTCAATCAGAATAATATTGATTTTAATCCGATTCAAAACAATAATTTAGATGAAGTTTATGTAAGCCAACATCTTGATTATTGTAAAAATCCACAAGAATATGATAGAAAATCAAGATTGGAAACTCATATTGTAGAAGTCTTAGAACATTCTATATTTGCCCATTATCTTATTGAACAAAGAAAATTTCCTAAAAATAATTTAGCAGAACTTTATATCTTAGTTCATTCAAACACTTCTACTATGGAATGGACAAGAGTTGAATTAATTGATAAAACGGCAGAAATACTTAAAATAAATCTATCTCAATTCTTTAATGCTATACCTGTAAAATTCAAAGAAGAACTACTTAATGAATTAAATGTTGATTTTGAGATTTTCAAGAGCAAAAAAATAGGGAGATTGTTCTAATTTCAAATATTACAGCATATCTTGTATTATTCTTTTATTATAGATATATAGAAGATAATAATTAACATTATATTCATGAGTTCTTATTTATCTTTACCAGGTGATTATGCCATCATAACTCAATCTATTAGCAATTTATCTAATGTTAGTAGTTATCAAATAGTTGAAAATATTGATTTTGAAGATATTGATAATACTAATGTTGAAAAAGTATTTAGATGGAGTTATGATCAAGAAACTTATTCATCTTGGATAGAACTTACAATTCCCAATATTGAAAGTATAACCTTAACAAATCAAACAGTTTTATATTTTCAAATTCGCTATACCTTAATTAGCGGTTCACCACTTACTATAAATTCCATAAGTCCTCTTATTATTACTATTCCTGAAAGCACAGATGATAATGTGATTCAGCCACCTGTAAATGCATATACAACTGGAAATAGAAAAGGTGCTGCTTTTCTTAACAACTTTTATTTTAACCCCTATGCTGTTAATTTAGCGGTAGAACTTCAAAGAAAATTATCTTATAATGTAAATCTTATTTTTGGTCATAAAGCTGCATATATTAGAGTTACACCACAAATGCGTTCTTTAGATGTTATCCTAAAAGAATATGGTATTTATGAATCATCTAAAGACTATAAGTGTATAAAGTTATTAGTTCCAAATAATCAGTTTCCTGATTCTAAATTAAATTTCAATCCTTTTAATATAGATTACGAAGAACCATTTGAAGTTCATATTGATAAACGATATTTTGAATCATTTTATGGGAAGGGGATTGGTCCTCAAAAAAGAGATATTATTTATTTACCAATAGCTAATCGTCTTTTTGAAGTTGCATCTTCAACACAACATAGAGATATGATGTATAAAGATTTATACTACAAAGTATCTTTGATTAAGTATGCAGATAAAGCAAATGTTCTAAAAGATGAATCTATAATGAATGAATTGGACGAATTATCAAATTCAACTGCTGAATTATTTGATAATAAACTTGACCAAGAATTAAAGAAAATAACTAACGAACAACAATTCACAATTAGTACAAGAAAATCTGATAAAGTAAGAGATTATATTGATAGTAATCTTTTAATTGAAGAAAGAGATTTATTAAATTATCACACCTTAATTTCACATTACAGATACGATTTAAGTTCTTCAATAACTGATGATAAGAATATTGTAAGAACTATGGTTGATTATCTTGTTCCTGTTTCATGGGATGAAAGTAGTGAAAGGGCTTTAACTTGTTGGTTTTTATTAAGAAATCCAACAACATTAATCCGTTCAGTTACAGTTCTTGAAGAGTATGGGACTATTCTTAAAATTACAACAAATGCTGATATAGGCGTTGATGTTGGAGGAACAGTAACTTTTTCTAAAAACAATTCAACTCTAACATTTTATGGAAAAGTTATTCAAAGATTATCTGCTACAATAATTAGAGTAGAAATAACAAATTCAATAAAACAATATCTTGATAATAATTATCCAGATTGGTCTTCAAATTATGCTGGACTTAAAGTTCGTAAAAATTATCCAAGAACATTTATAGATGGACTTTATAATGAAAAAGGATTTCGTTTAGAAAATCACGATTCAAAATTTTTCCAAGCAACTATTGGAACTGATATTTATAATTTCATTTTACCTGAAAATCTTGCTTTAGACACATGGTATTGTTTAGTATTTAATTATTCAGCAAAGTATAAACAGCTTTCTTTAAGCATCTTAAAGCGGAAATGGAATCCAAACACAAATATACCAACCACAACTGATATGGATGTAATATATGAATATACATATAATAACATAGAAGTAAATGATGTGTCTCATCCATATAAATATAAAGTTATGGCTAGTTATATGAAAATGACTAATTTACGTCTTATGTCAGTAACAATTGAACCAGAAAAAATGGTAAAATTTCTAAATGAATCAATTGTTTCTGATTCAGACCAATCTATTATTATAGATAATGCTATACCACGAATAAGATTACCTTATGTCGGTGGTCATCCAAACAAATTATTGTAAAAATCTATAATAGTATAATAAAGGAATATAATATGGATTCAAAAAATCAAGATTTGGATATTCTTAAAGAACTTGAAAAAGTTAATAATGAAATCCAAGGTAGAATACAGAATGATCCTAAAATTTTACAATCTGTGACTAAACCAAAAACTGGTTTTACAGATTTTCGTAAAATGCTTGATGAAACAAATAAAAGTGTTCGTCCAATAGTGGAAGCATTTTGTGAGTCATATGTGACTAATGAAAATATGTTAGATCCGAGAGTTCAGCAAAGACTTAATGTTGATTCAATTGCTCTTTCTGAAATCTTATGGAAAAAGGCGGTTAGTGATGTTGCTTTAATTCAAATTATGGAAAGAATAGACTCAGGAGATGATGACTTTAAGATGTACACCGCTCTTGCATCACTTTTAGGTTCAAAAAATAATATGCCAAAAGAGTTATTACAGACTATAATGGTATTAGAGAAGAACTATAAAGATTTGAAAAGTGAATTATTTGAGCAAAGTAAATTACCAATAGATGATATTGAAGGTGTAAATGCCAATTCAATGAAATTTAGAGGAACTAGAAATCTTCTTTTGGCTATAAAAAATGCTTCTGAAATTGAAGATGCTCGTAAAAATTTAGAAGAAGAAGAAAAGATTAAAGAAGAAACTGAAGAAAAGATTGAAGTTGTGCGTATGAAATACACAGAGAATGAAGAAGATGGACAAGGTGGCTTAGAATAAATTTTGATTTAATATTAAAATACTATAATTTGCTTTCAATTCTTATAAGTTAAGTATTAGGTATTCATATATGACAAACACCTACAAAAATTCTAAAACTAACACAATAGTTTTTACATTAAACAGAAATCTCCTTATTAATAATAGTACAACATTTTATTTAGACGAAATTCAAGAGTTAGAAAATGAATTGTTATATGCCAACTATTTTCAAAATATCATAGATGAAAATAATACTGATAATTTAGAGTGGATTATTTATGATATTAATGAGAATAGTGGTTTCAATAAAGAGAAGATGTTGATTCTTAATTCGTATATTCCTTATTGTCTTTATAGACAAAATCCTAAAGTTAAATTTATTTTCTTAACATCAGGTTATGTTTTTGGAAATGAGAATTGGAATCAATCAACAGAAATTGATAGACATTCCCCAATAGACTTTTATGGTAAAACAATATCAGTTGGTGAAATTTATAGTGAAAGAGTTTGGACTTTTAGATATGAATTATTTAATGACATAAATATCAAATTTAATAATGAAAAGACATACTACGGATCTATTGATAAAAAATATACATACATAACAAATCTATCTCTTAATCTTTTGATTAATGGTTTTATTCAGAATTATTATGAGATTAAAAATGGAGTATATCATCTTATACCAAAAGACGAACAAACAGAATATGAGATTTTCCATTATATTGCTTGGAGAAATAATCAATCCCCTTACATAGAGCGTTCTTCTTCTGTCATACCTATTAATCACACATTAAAAACAATAAAAAGAAAAGAATTAGAAAAATTATGGGGATATGCTAATTATGAATCATTACCGAGTTTCAGAGAATTATTTGAAAATAAAGAATTAATAGAAGAATAGTTAAAATTTTAAATAATGCTCAAATTTTTCAAAGTCAAAATCTGGAAACTTTTCTTCTAAACATTTTACAAAAATGTATGTAGCATTTTCATCAGTCAATCCAAATGTTGTCTTTAAATTCATTAAAGTTTCGTTATCTAAAAATAAATCTTTAAACTTTCTTGAACTATTCAGTCTAATATTTGTTACTTTTAATTGTATAATTGCTAATTCAAAATCTGTATTTTTATTTACAACTAAATACCCCTCTTCAATAAGATAATCAAACGATTTTCTTTTATACGGTTTAATCTCAAAATCTTTTAAAAGTTCATTTATCCAATCTTCTGCATCTTGTTCAGAACTTTGAAAAACAAAATTACCTTGTGAAAACTTTTGTAAAATCTCTTTTTCTTCATTGTTTAGACTTTCTAAACCAAAAGAAAATGCTTTATTCATTACTTTATCAAGTAACATTCTGTTTTCAAATAATATTTTACTAAAATGTATATTGTTCATTACTAAAATGTATATTTGTTCATTACTAAAATGTATATTTGTTCATAGGGGTAGATTATATTCTACCCCTATATATTGAATTTCAAATAGGTTCTTCTAATTTTTCTGTGCTTAAACTTAATGCTAATTTTATTGATGCTTGAACATCTTTTTTACAATATTCCGTAATTTCTTGAATCTTACCATTGTAATAATACTCACCTACACTATCACCTTTAACTTCTCCTTGTTTAGGTGATGGTACTCCCATAATATGACAAACAAGATCAAAATTAGACATTCCATTCAAAGTATTGTAATCTGACCATACTTTATACAAATCTAAATTTATAATTTCCCAAGGTTTCTTTTCAGAAGAATCAAATTGTGTTGGAGGTAATATGTTATTAACTAACATTCTGCGATATACAAATGGTATATCAAATCTTCTGATATTATATCCAGCCAAAATGCTTTTATGAAATTTAGTATTACATAATTTGCCAAATTCAAATAATAATTCCTTTTCAGTAATCTGTTCATCGTTCAAGTGTTCAATTTTCCACTTTGAAGTAACAGAATCATAGTAGCCATATGATATGCAAACTATTTTAGAATATTCAGGATATAATGATGCATATTTTTCATACATCAATTCTGGTTCATTTTTGTAATTTTCATTATGCTGACATTTATCCAACCAAATTTCAGCAATCTGTGGTTCATTGTCTTTTAATTCTTCAAAAGATTTATATTTACGAACTGTTTCAATGTCAAAAAATAAGCAATTGTGTACAAAACTGATGTTGTGCATAACTATATCCTTGAAAATGAAAATAATACAAAGATAAGGATAATTATTGATTTTCCTTTAATAATTCAAAAATATTAAATGTAAAATCACAAGTAAATTGAGTTTGTTGAGGTAGTGATGAAGTATAACTTAATTCTACTGTACTTAAATTTGTCATAGTAATTTGCTGTAATTTAATTGCAACAAATTCCCTTCCTCCATAATCTAAAAGTCTTAATCTACAAGTTGGTAAAAATTCTATTTCATTACTAAATTCCAAAAAAAATCTTAATTGATCATACAATATAAAATAGTTTATATATCCTTCCGTCAGCTTAAAAGTTACAGTAAATTTCTGATTTGTAAGCAAGTGTTGAGGTAAATGACCTCTCCAAATTGTTTTTCTCGCACTTAAATATTGTTCTGATGATGGAACATTAATTTCAGGTAATCTGAATGATTGAATTGTATGATTTACAAAATCAGATACATTATCAATCGGTAAAGGTAAAGCTCTCACATATGCCCTATACTTCTCCTCAACTTGTGGAAAGAAGAATCCTCTTGGAAATCTGAAATCAAATAAATTTTGTCTAGCATTTAATATCATAATCTATAAGAATTTTATAATGGTACTTTTGCACCAGTGTCTCCACCGCCACCACCATCACCTTGCGATCCTCCACTACCTGAATTAGCTTTCTTTATTATATCCCATTTATGTCTTTGTTCATAAGGATTAGTTTTTACATTCAAATACTGATTAAGGGGGAGACCATCGTATTCAGGTCTCAAATATACACCTTGCACTATATTTGGTGATATTATATTCTTAATTTCTATTTTGATATATTTAATATCTAAATTTACTGGTTGATTAATGGATAAATATTCCATTTTTTCGGTTAATTGTGAAATAATAATATCACCAACTTTTAAATAATTAACAGTATCTACCTGAATTTCAATTCTTCTATTATTTGTCTTAAAACCATCGTATGTGAATGGTGTAAATTTATAGAACGATTCAGTTGTTCCGTTTGATAAATTCTTAAAAGTTAATTCATTTCTTACTTGACTATCCCAATCAATAACTTTACCGTATACAATTTTGTCCGTATTTTCAGAAGGGGGATTAGTATTCGTTCCTGAATTAGATTCTGTATTATTCCTTACAATTCTATTTCTTTCTCTTGCAATAGGAGTAAGATTATATTGTGGGTCTGAAAAATTATTATTTCCACTTGCTGTATTTGTTGTACCACCTATCAGTCTATTCACTGTTGCATTAACATTTGAATTAGCATTAGTACCAACTGAAGAACCCGATCCAGCAAGTTGGAAACCTTTCTTTGAAGTATCTAGTCCAGCATCAATAGTTATTGGGTTAAAGCCAGTTGATGGCAATACGCCTAAATCATTTCCAGACCTACCTGCAAAATCTACATAATTGATTCTACTTGCTACATTTGTAATGTTGACATTGTTATTAACACTTATACCTGCATTTCTATTTAAAATATCAGATGCTGTTACTCTTGTCCCTTGTGTACCAGTTCCTTGATTTCCCGAACCTTGATTACCCGAACCTTGATTACCCGAACCTTGATTACCAGAACCTTGATTTCCTGAACCTTGATTACCAGAACCTTGATTACCAGAACCTTGATTTCCTGAACCTTGATTACCAGAACCTTGATTACCAGAACCTTGATTATCAACAACAGGATTTGATGGTGTTGCGTTTTCTAAATCTTCTATTGATTTTAATATTTTGTTCAGTTGGTCTTGAAATGCAGAAATATTTGCATTTTCAGCTTCTGCTGCTCTTTTTGATTGTTCTCTTAAATCTCGTTCTCTTTGATTAAGTAGTTTTTCACGACTATTTACATCATTTTGTAAAGACCTTAATAAGTCAGATTGATTTGATTGAGATAATTTTTGAGCATTCAATCTTGCTTCAAGAGCCGCTAATTCGGTAGCTCTTTGTTCTAACTCTGATTGTCTTGTAGATAAAGATTGTTGACCAGTTCTAATCTTGTTTAATACCCTTTCTAGTTCAGCTTTTCTTATATTTTCAATATCATCTTTTACTTTATCAGCGTCTTCCATTCTACGCCATTTACCTGTATAAAGAGTGGTTTCGCTAACGCCAGAACCTGTTGGTATAACTTGTATTACTTGTAACATATTTTTCGGTACGAAATAAGTTACACCATCAAAAACTAATTCAAAATTATCAGTATCACCTTTTGAATAATACTCTTTTGAAATTATATTAATTTCTCTATTGGCTATTCCACCAACAAAATTATCTTTAACTTTAACTTTAATAAAGGATGGCACTTTTGAAGTGATATAAAAAATACCACTTTCTGTAGCATAGATATTAGACGCTTCTTTTGATGGTATTTTAAATATTACTTCTCCTTCAGCGAGGTTAGTAGAATAAAATCCATCTATTTTAGAAAACTTTACTCTTTTGCTATCATATTCAATAACTAAAAATAAATCTACATCAAATCTTAAATCAAGACTTGTAGTTTGATTTCCTTCCAAATAACGATGCATTTTGAATTTTACATAATTCTCATAAGGATGCAAAAGTAGTATCGCTTCACCTTGTCCAAAAATCACATCCCAATTCCATACGGATTCGGTAGTGAAAGTTCCATCAGTTTTTAATATGACATTTGAGGTATTAACGGCAATTTCGTTGAAATCAAAAAATGTAGGCGTATAAAGTTTTTCAATCTTTTTTTCTACTGTGCTTTTATTGATTTGAAGTTTTGTTTCTTCAATTATTTTATTGTAAATCTTAAAGGATCTGACATCACTTTCTAAATTGACTTTTTGAACTTTTCTACCATAACTTTTTGGTTCAAATGAGGTAACAGATGCAGTTCTGACAATTTGAGAACCTGTATCTTTATCAGTAAGTCTCATTACATAATCTATACTAAACGAATATGCAGAATCCGCATTTTTTAGAATAGGTCTAAATCTTTTTGGAGCATTAAAATCTCCTTCTTGAATAGATACAAAATAATCTGTTTGAACTTGACTAAATCCAACCTGTTCATATATGTATAATTCATGGAATACATAATAATCACCACCCACACCATTCAAATCTGTTATTAAATCCTCTACAAATCCTCCTTGCCATGATGGATAGTATTCAAAACAATCTTCTTCCTCATTTTCTACAATTACAGCATTTAGAAGATTAAAAGCGTCTTGCTGTTTATATGTTACATTACTAACATTTCCAGTAGTTAAAGTAAGCGTAACACCATTATCATTACTTGTTGTAATTTCTCTTAAAGAGATAGAAATGAGACCATTTTTCTGATATCCTTTATTATCAGATGTTAGCCAATATGCTAATGCACCGCTTGTAGGATTAGCGTAATACTCTGTATTTAGATAAAATAGTGATGGTATAAGAACCTCAATATATCTATCATAACTTCTTCCAGCAATAACAATAGGTCTTGGATTGAATTTAATATATTCATCACCCCTTAAATATGCTACTTGAGCAATAGTAGAGTTTTTCCCCGAAACTTCTGGATATTCAACACTTAACAAAAGACCATCTAAATCTTCTAAATTATATCCTGAAAGAAGATGTAATTTTAAAGTTTCATATTCAACTGGCCATTGAGTTGATGTAAGGTCACTTAATACTTGTTGATTGAGATTATTTGTATCTAAAACATTATATGGAATAGCTCTATCTTGGTCTAAATGTGCCCATGTTCTCGTATCTGTTAAACGAACAGCAGACCTATCTAAAATGTTTGATGTTGGATTATTTCCTTTTGTAACATTTAAGATTTGTCTTTCATTCGTATAAGAAGAATCTATTAATAAGAATGATTGAGAACTAGTAGAAATGAGTGTAGTTTCGTAATCTAATTCTACTAATGCATAATTTGATATTTGTAATAAAGATTTTGCCATTTTAGAGTGAAGTTTTTACTGTTTTTGATGTACTTGCAACTTCTGCTGTTGCTGCTAAACTTGATAGAACTCCTGGTGAGGGAGGCCATTTTGCATCCGTTGCCGCAGCAAGTGCTTTTAAAAATACCCATAATGGTTCTGCACAAATGTTAGAAAAAACAGGAGCTGCACCTAATTCTGTTTTAACACCATTTACATGCACATTTGAACTATTAATCTCAATTTTAGTTGGAGCAGTCGCTTCAATCTTTGCATTAGCTACGATTGTTATATTTGAGCCATTTAATTCAATTACAGATTGCGTTGCGTCATGCTCTATTGTTATAGACTTATCTGGATTTATCGTTAAATGTGAGCCATTTAAGTGGTATTTTAGACCAATTGATGGACTATATAGAACTTTCATCTTTTCATCTTCATCATATGTTACAACGTGAGAATTTAAATAAGATGCATCAAGTTCTGCACTCATAGCTTCATTTGCTATTGGAATACTCCAATAAACAGGGCTATAAGCATCTCCATTTTCAAATCTGACTCTAACTATAGTATCAAGTTTTGGTATGCTGATTGAACCAAACCCTTTTGACTCTCCACCTGCAAATGTTGTATTATAAGCAGGAAAAGCCCAAGGTAGTTCATCATCAAGTAGTTTATCAAACACACCTAAAATTCTAATTTTACAACGACCTATTCTTTCAGGGTCTTCGTTGACTACTATTTTTCCAAAATAAGTATTATTTCTTTCCATAATAGTTATATATCCTAAAAAATATAGGTTGTAAAAACTTAATTAAAATAATTACTAATAAGAGGTTTTACTCTGAATTATCATTATTAAAATTAATCGTTCCGTCTATGCTTCTTATCACACCTGGTGGTGTATTATCAGTTAAACCTATATTACTTAAAGTTGTAGAAGTTGGAGTTCTAGATTCTAATTCAACATTTGTTTTACTGAATGTCTTATCAACTGGGATTTCAGAAAAATCAAGTTTTCCTAATTGATTTTGAGGAGAAGAATCATCTCTAAACTGAATATTCTTTTCCATAGTTATTTGAGGATTTCTACCTTGTAAATCTATATTTTTTGGAATAGATATATCTTTTGTATTCCCTTCTAGTTCTACATTTTCAATCGTTTCAGGTTTTCTTATTTGACCCTCTAATTTCATATTAAGTTCGTTAAAATTAGTCACAGGACTTTGACCTACTAAATTTTCCGTACCTAATTTTACATTAGTTATTCCATCAGAAATCATACCACCGACATTTTTATTAGGCATTTCTGTTATAGGCTTAATTCCTGTCAAATTTTCTGAACCTAAACTTGTTTTCTGAACTGGTGAGTAGCCAATCAAATTAACATTGCTCTCTGAACTTTGTTTTAGTGGAGTGCTTCCGTTAAGTTCTATTGATTTATCCATCGTCATTACTTTAGAACCTTCATTGAAATTTATATTTTCAGATGAAAATGTATTAGATGGTTCACTTCCAATCAAATTAACATTTGAAGAATCAAAAGAATTTTTAGCATTTGGTTGATTTAAATCTAAATTAGTTGTATTGAAATCTCTAACTACATTTGGTTCAGAAAGGGAAATTTGAGTATCATTTAAGTTTCTTGTTACATTTATTTCATTGAAATCAATATCTTTTGATGTCAAGTCCCTAATTGGCTGTGCCCCTGTCAAGTCTGCACTATTAGATGTCAAGTCCCTAATTGGTTGTGCTCCTGTCAAGTCTGCACTGTTAGGTGTTAAGTCCCTAATTGGTTGTGCTCCTGTCAAGTCTGCACTGTTAGGTGTTAAGTCCCTAATCGGTTGTGCTCCTGTCAAGTCTGCATTGTTTGTAACTAAATCTTTGAGCGGTTCAGCACCATTCAAGTCTGCACTATTAGATGTCAAGTCCCTAATCGGTTGTGCCCCTGTCAAGTCTGCACTATTAGGTGTTAAGTCCCTAATCGGTTGTGCCCCTGTCAAGTCTGCACTATTAGGTGTTAAGTCCCTAATTGGTTGTGCTCCTGTCAAGTCTGCACTATTAGGTGTTAAGTCCCTAATCGGTTGTGCTCCTGTCAAGTCTGCACTATTAGGTGTTAAGTCCCTAATCGGTTGTGCTCCTGTCAAGTCTGCATTGCTTGGAACAAGGTCTTTAAGTGCTTCAGCACCATTCAAATCAGCATTGCTTGGAACAAGATCTTTAAGTGGCAGTGCTCCTGTCAAATCTGCACTATTAGGTGTCAAGTCCCTAATCGGTTGTGCTCCTGTCAAGTCTGCATTGCTTGGAACAAGGTCTTTAAGTGCTTCAGCACCATTCAAGTCAGCATTGCTTGGAACAAGGTCTTTAAGTGCTTCAGCACCATTCAAGTCAGCATTGCTTGGGACTAAATCTTTAAGTGCTTCAGCACCATTCAAATCAGCATTGCTTGGAACAAGATCTTTAAGTGCTTCAGCACCATTCAGATCAGCATTGCTTGGAACAAGATCTTTAAGTGGTTGTGCTCCTGTCAAATCAGCATTGCTTGGAACAAGGTCTTTGAGTGGCTGTGCTCCTGTTAAATCTGCATTGCTTGGGACTAAATCTTTAAGTGGTTCAGCACCATTCAAATCAGCATTGCTTGGAACAAGGTCTTTAAGTGGCTGTGCCCCTGTCAAGTCTGCATTGCTTGGAACAAGGTCTTTAAGTGGTTGCGCCCCTGTCAAATCTGCATTGCTTGGAGTTAAATCTGTTTTCTTTCCAGCACCTAAAAGATTTGCATTTCTTTCATCTAATGTAGTTTTAGGAGTCGCTCCAGATAAACTTTCCTTTGAAGGATTAAGTCTTGTTTCTTTTCTTACTTCAGTAAATTCAACATTAATTGGCATTTCGGTTTCTACTCTTGGGCTTGTCAAATCAATGTTACTTTGATCAAATGTTCTGTCAATTGAATTAGGGTTTGTGAAAAGAGATTGACCAGGCCTACCAATAGATTGAAATCTTGGATCTGCACCTTCACCTACTAAATTAGCTTGAGCATCACTTAATGATCTTTGAACACTTGGGGCAGTTAAATCTACATTAGATGGTACACCATCTCTCAAATTAGGTTGGACAGGTCTTCCAGATGACTCAACATTAATACCAAGAGCACCAGCGAGGGCTGGATTAGAAAAGTTTCGAGCAACTTGATTCAAATCTCCATTTAATATACCCAAGCCAACTCCAGCAGCGGATCGTGTTAATTCATTACCATAAACATTTGAAGCAATCTGTTCAGTAGCCATACCTAATGCTTCTTGGGCTAATTCGGATGCGGTATCACCAAAAAAATCACCAACTGAACCTAAAAATCCACCTCGTTCTCCTAAATTACTACCACCCAATGCACCTATTCCACCTAATGCTTCACTAACACCAGCACCTAAAGCATTAGAAAATCCATTATCTTCTAAAATAACCCTTTTATTGTCGCCCTTTTCTCTTTCAAGATTTTGATATTCTTTCCAACTTGATACAATAGGTTTGAATACATTTTTTAAATTTTCAGATTGTTTAGCTACTTCATTTTCATTTTCAGCTTTTAATCTATTTTCTAATAAATTATCACTAATTGCATATTTTAAAAGACTATATGTATTAGTTTCTAAAACCCTACCAATATTTATGGTAAATTTAGAATCTAAATCATTATTTAATCTACTATGACTTAAATCTGTTACAAAACCTGACATATCAAATTCACAATCTTGACAATCAAAAAGCATACAAGAAAAATGATTATCCCACCATTGTAATCTTTTTACAAAAGATAATGCACCATCATTAATTTTACCTAATAATTTGCCACCAATATTACTACCATTAAAAACATCAATATCTCTTAAAGCATCAAGTGCTTGTCTTGGATTGATAGAGTAATTATCTTCAGTAATTGCCATTTGCCTATAATCACCAATAAATACACTCATTCTAAATCTACGCATATTTATAGGTAAAATCCATCTTCTATATTTTCTATCATACGCTGCTTTACGATATAAATCTTTTAGTGCGTGTAATCTATAATCTAAACTTTCAAGAGTACTTATAGTTATGGAAGCATCTGATAATCCAGTTTGAGTACCTCTAGTATTAATATAACCTTGAGAATACAAACTATCTAATCCTGTAACAGACTGAAAATACCAAGGAGTCTCCTCACTTATCTTTCGTAGGGAAGAAATAAATTTTTCAAGCATTTTTGCTCGTTCTGGTTCACCTACTGAATATAAAAATTGAACTGCTGATTCTGGACCACTAGTTAAAAGTCTATTTGGTAAATAGTCAGGATGTTTTGAATCTCTTGATGTAAATTCAAATTTAATACTAAAAATAGGAAATGTCGGATCTTCATAATTTGGATCTGCTCCAATAACGGGATCTCGTACACTTGCTATTCCTAAAAATTTTCTTAAATATTTATCTGCCGCATATACCATAAATTTGAAAAATTACTTTATTCTCCACCACCATCACCATCAAATGAACCATCCATAGTAAATGGTGCATCATATCTACCTGTTGAAGTTACACTACCCTCTGAATCTTTTGGATCATTGTGGTCAGTAAAATCATCATGTTTTTTTGTTTCTAAATTCTTGATAAAATCTTGAAAATGTAAGATTGTACCATGAGGTTGAAAGTGAACAATTCCTTTTTCAGGATGGTAATGCTTCATGGGATCAGTTTTCTTTGCTTTTCTATCTTTTTTAGCATTTTTCAAAAAACCTTGTGTGTATAATCCGTAAGCATTGAAAATATCACCACTTCCATGACTAGTTGCGGTTGGAGCAACAACATCACCCATTCCAGGTACTGAATCAAGTGTTGCGAAATCTTCATCTACATGCATAGGAAGTTTCTTTCCCTTTGCTTTTTTAACAAAATCCTTCAATTCTTTATATGTCATAGATTTTGCTATATCTTTAACTTCTTGAGATACTTCGTCTTTTACATAACCCTTTTTGTATGCAAGGGCTAATCTCATAAGTCTTAATTGTGCTTCTGATTTTGCAGGCATAATTATTTTGTTTTTTTTATATATCAGATAGTTTAAATATCAGTTAAATTGAATGAACCAACTTGGTGGTGCTTCTTTATCTATTTGATCTTTAACTTCTTGTAATTCTTTTTCTCCAGCATCTTTTAGAATACTTCCATTTATAGTAACACCTGATGGTAGTTGATATGTATAAAGACTATACATAAAACCTAATTGTATTTTACTTTTTGCAAAAACCCAACGGATGAATAAATCATCATTATAAAGACTCTCTTGTGATACTTTTGAATAACATTTTATAATAGCACTTGTTCTTGGATTTCTTCCTGTGATTTTAATTCTCTTACTATTTGGATTGAAAGAATATGCGATAGTGTCAAGAAAATATGCTTTAGTTAAATCCCAATAAGCATATTGTGCAGTTCTCAAAACCAAATCGTCACCTATAATCGGAGATAAGAATAATTCAGATGCTATAATTTTATTTTCTGTGATGTCACGATCAACAATACCAATTCTTGAACCTCCACGAATTTCTCTAAAGTCTTGAATTGTTACAACACAATCTGGTAATTGTATAAATCTTCTATCTGTAAATTCTTTTGATGTGAAATAAGAATAAGGGGCGATATAATAGTCAGATTCAACTGCATATTTGTAATTGATGTAAAACCATCTTTCAGCATTTTTAATTATACGCTCAATTTCTTGAGGTGAGATTGAATTAGGTAATCCACTTGAAACAGTTAATTCATCTTGTGTAAGCTCTACAAGTTCATCTAGTGTCATAATAGATAAATAATTTTGATGATTAATACTATATATCTGACTTATTATTTAGTAAAGATAAAATATCAAAAAGAAATAAAAAAAGCCCTAAAAATATAGGGCTTCTGTAAAATTTCTGTATGTATTTCTTATCTATAAAGATTTATCAAAATTCTTTGTAGTTCCAAATATTCTTCAAATATAATCTCATGCTCTTCGCATATTTCAATGAGGGTTATTGAATCTTTGGTTGTTCTTAAAGTTGTTGTTTGTGGATCAATTTCAACTAAAATATTGTATAAGTCCACATAATCTGGCAATCGTTCTACTTCTTTTTTGAATTTTTCAGATAAAATATAGACAAAGTTTTTATCTTTATCAATCATCTTATCATAGATTTGATTCAGTAGAGTATCAAAGTTGATAGTTATATTTTCAATTTTTTTTGTAGAACTTGTAATGATATTCGCTAATTCATCAATGTTAGTTCTATCCTCAAATGATTCTGAAGCTGCTAATGCAACCATAATAAATACAAATAATATTTTTTCTCCAAAGTTGAAACTAAAGTTTGAAGTGAATAGAAAACTATATATCAAAAAAATTTAGAAAAATTCTACTCTTTTAATGTGTGTAATAAATTAGCATTGACATAATGGCTACAATACTAAAACAAAAAAACAGATAAGTGTACTTTTTCTTTGGTAATAGGTATTTCCAATAAGAAATAAGAGTTTCAGATAAGAAATGGAGAGCTATTAAACACAATGTAATAATAGCTGGAATAATTATATCTTTCATAAGATTATAAAAATAAGTGAATAATAGAAAGTGAAAGACTTAACACAAAAATAACATCATATACATCATAACTACGATGTTGTTTTTTTAATTCTGTATTTTCATTCATTGGATTCATTGGATTCATCATCATCATTCAATAAAAGGTTTTTACTAAAATAATCCCAACCGTCTTCATCTAAAAATACTGACTCTTCATTTTCTTCATCAAGATAAAGAGTTGTTAGTGGATAATCAAAAAAAAGAACATTCTCTTCATCATCTTCAAATTTTCTATAAATAATTTGAAAATCATCCATAGATTCTGGTATATTATTAAAAAACTCTCTTAATTCCTTTATCTTCATAATTATTATTTTTTTATTTCATCTATGCTTAATTGCGAAACATCTTGAAATTTCAAACCATGCCCTAAAAGAAAGGTCTGTATTAATTCACTTTCTTTAATAGATAACTCTGTTCTTCTATTAATTTTAGCCATAATAGTTGAATAGTTGATATTGCACTCCTCGCATATCTTTTTAATTTTTACGATTTCACTTAACCTGATTAGGTCTTCGATTGTAATCATTTATAGTAAAATATATTTGTAACTATTTTAGCAAGGAATACAAATATGTTCAAAATAAAATTCAAAAAAATGCCCTCGTGAGAGGGCTTTTATTATTTCCTTTTTCTTCCTCTTTTGACAGAAGGTGTAGAATCTACATTTAGAGATTTTGTAGATTTTGAATTAGAAACCTTCTCTATCTTTTTTGTAGTCTTTGTTTTTTCAGAAGGTTTTGGTTTTGTAGTTTTACCTACTTTCTCCACTTCTTTTAAAAACTTTACAGGTGGCTTTTCTTTTTTAGATTTCTTTATTTTAGTTTTAGGACTCTTTACTATTTCTTTAGGTGTATTATCTGTTTCTGTATCATTAGAAACTTTTGATGCTGTTGAAAAAACAGATAAGGAATCCTTTATGAAAAAATAAAGTGAAGCCAAAACAAAGATTGAAATACAAATTGTTAAAAAACTCATAAATATTCGTTTATTTTTTAAGTTAAATTGTATATATCGTCTAAAAACTCAATTTTAAGAAAGTCTTTTTTTCTTTTTGTATTCCTCTAATCTCTTCAAAATATCATCTTCTTCAATCATAAAACCTTCTTTATTCATATTTTCAATGAGTTTTTTAAGGATTGGATTTATAGAATCTTCATTGAAATCTATTTTTGGTTGTTTTAAAGGTCTATGTGAATATTTATTTTCCATATTGTTGCTCTAACCATTCTTGATTTTTAATTTTGTTATTTTCTAGCCATTCGGAATTATTTTTATACCAATATGCAATCTCTTTTATTCCATCTTCTAAAGTGTAGTGAGATTTCCATCCTAAACTTGAAAGTTTTGTGCTATCAATTGCATAACGAGTATCATGACCTAATCTGTCTGTGACAAATTCAAATTTAGGTTCTATACCTAATTCTTTTGCAAGTAAATTTAATAAAACTAAATTTGAAGTTTCAATACCTGTTCCTATATTATACACTTCACCATCATTTCCATAATTGAATGCGTATAGAATACCTCTGATATGATCGTCAATATGAATCCAATCTCTTTGTTGCGTACCATCACCATAAATATGTATAGGTAAATTATTTAACATTTTATGGATTGACAATGGAATTAATTTCTCAATAGTCTGATACTCTCCATAATTATTGCTACAACGAGTAATAATAACTTTTGTACCAAAGGTTTTGTGATAAGCAATTCCCAACAAATCAGAAGATGACTTTGATGCTGAATATGGAGAACTAGGATTTAATATATCAGTTTCATTAAAATGTATTCCTTCTGGAGCAGAACCATAGACTTCATCAGTTGAAATGAGAACTATTCTTACTCCGATAGTATTTGCATAATCTAAAACCTTTTGAGTTCCAATTACATTTGTGTTCAAAAAAACTTGTGGTTGTTTAATGGATTTATCCACATGAGTTTCTGCCGCAAAATGAAATATAGAATCTATATCATCTGGTAAAGAATGGTAGGTTTCATCATCACATATATCTGAAGATTTAATTGTAAGATAGGGACTATCTATTTTAATCCTTGTTTCATCAGAAGCATATGTGTATTTATCTATGAGAGTTACTTTTACACCATATCTTGTTAAAAGTCTAACGAAAGCACTACCGATAAATCCTAAACCTCCTGTAACCAGAGCATGTTTCATATTAACAAAGTCCTATAAGGGTATTTTGAAATTCTAACATATCTTCTTTTGAAATCTTATCGTATGTATCTTCCATTCTGTGACATAAAGCCCAAATTTCAGGATAACCGAGAGATTTAGTTGCTATATCAATATCTTTATCATCCAAGATACCAATACACATAGCAGGTACGCCATGCATAGATAATACATAAGCATCTGTGTATGGTGTAGTAACTTTCTTTGCGTTTAATTTCTCAATGATATTAGCACATTCATCAGGAAATTTTTCAAAAGCACTTACCCATATATGTTTTCCTAAACCAGTAAGTTCAAGATTTACACATACTTCTAACTTTCCAAATTCACCATTATGTATATCTTCAGATAAAACCTGACTACCGCAACAATGTAAATTGACATGTTCTTCCGAATCCACAATAGCAAAATGAATTGGTCTTGTGAGTTGCTTATCTTTCAAATCACGCATCATAGTGAGTAATTGACATACTGAAGATGTATTGTCCTGAGCATTTTGTGACCTTTCATTATTTATATCGTGATGGGCTAAAAACAAAAGACCATCTTCTTCACTTTCTTGATTGAAAGAAATATAAAAATTTGTGAAATATCTATTTTCAAAACCAGGAACTACATAGTGCTTAATTCTATATGGTATTTCAAATACTTCTAATATTTCTTTTATTTTAAGAACTCTTGGAGTCCAAGTAGGTGCTAATCTATCAAAAGATGAGTGTGATCTAAGTTCTGAAAAAACTTCCAATAATTCATAACATGACATTTCTTTAAAATTCATAACTCTTATTCCTTAATACAATTACACATTAACTATTCTTGTTTTTTTAATTAGTTCTCCGTTACCTTTGATGTAAGAATTAACCCAAGTGTGACCAAGAACTAATTCAACACCATCTCTACCTTTACCAACTCCATTGATTTTTCTCCAATGACCTCTTACATTCCATGCGTGACTCCAATTAATTATCTTTTTTGATTCTCTATCTATCTTTTTCGTATTTCTTTTTTCAGTTATATGAATAATTGACTTAATTCTTCTTATAGTTTTAGAACTTCCGCTACCGATACGGACTTTTGTTCTTATGGATTCTAATCCCCAAGTTTCTTGGTTAATTCGTTCTATTAATTGTTTTGCAATTTCACTATACAAACTAGTTTCTATAAATACTAAATCTACTTTTGATTTACCTGATGAATCATACATTTCCATTAAAGCCCAAATTCTAAATAGTTTAGGGCTAACTTCATGTACGAGTAATCCTAAACAATTTACAATATGATTAAAATTATTTTTTGTACAGGACTTATCTGAAACAGATACTTTATACTTTATACCATTCAACTCACCCATTTCAATCCAGATAGTTTTGAATGGAGAATCTAAATGACCTTTATATCCTTCAGGATCATGAAAGATATCAAACTCTCCATCATAAGATGGAATTTCATTTTTTGGATGAATCAAAAATAGTTCAGCATTTTTGACTAATTCTATAACCTCTTTAACATGTTCACCTCTTTTTTGATTTGGATATGACAAGAGATGACATAACTTTTCATAGTATAACATAATAAACCTCAAATAATAAAATACACTCACAAATATAAAATTGTGGAGGTGGGGGGAATCGAACCCCCGTCTTGACTTCCAAGTTACCAGACCACTACAACCATAGTCCTTTATTGATAAGAATTATTTAGGCAAAGGACAGCCGATAATCCTTTTGCTTTCAAGTATTCATTGTAAAGTGAAAGCCCTTTACAATATATGCTATTATATGCGACAAGTGATATAATGAGAATAGCCACAAATTGTATCACTTGGAATCAAGCCGCTACTGCGTATTGATTCTGGGTATTTTCAACCATTGGATAAAGATTGAAAATATGTGTGCTGTTATTGCCACTTATAGTTTACTCAGTTGTATTATCGTGCTCCACCGAGTATCAGCACGGGTTGCTTCTTAATGCGTCAAAAGCCAATCGAAACCAATGACACCCCCATATCAAAGAACTAATGAATTAAACAATTGATATTTAATTCAGAACAAAAATAATAAAATTATCTGAATTTACCAAATCTTTTTTCTTTATGTGGATAAGATGGATAAAATAAACCATGAGATAATTGAGTTCTATTGTAAAAATGATATAGTTTATTCCCTTTTAATTCTTCATTTTCTTCAATTTTCTCAAGAGTTCTATAAAAATAAGATATGCATTTGTTAATATCAGAATCCTTCTCTATAAAAATTATACATTCATCTAAAGATAAAGCAGCCCAATCTATATTGGTATAATTATTTTCATTCTCTTCTGCTTTGTAATAAATAGTTAAGAAATCAAATATGTTTTTATGAATAAATAGATTTTTTCTAAAACCATCTACTGAAATCTCTAAAATGTTCTTTTTATCGGATTTAATTTTACATTTATTGGTAGTAACTAACCAATCTCTTTTTCTATTATCCCAATGTATAGAAACAATCTTAAACATAAAATTGATTTCAGTTTCAGATATATATTTGATGAATGATAACAGAAATGCTATAATATATCAACTTAAAAAAAATAATTCAGTATGTCCACAAGAATAAAATTGTTTCATGAATTTCATGATGTAAATGAAACCACCTTTCCGAGAGTTGCTCGTTCTATAAGTGGTATGGTTGAATCTATTGATACAATAGGAATTATGACTGCTGAAAATCCTATGGGTGAAAAGAGAGCCAAAGAACAAAATGAATATGCTCAAAATCAGTTAAAAAAATTACTCCGTGATAATAATTATGGCTTTCACGAAGTGATGGGTAAATATGGTAACATTGAAAGTTCTTTGATAATACCCAATATAAGTAAAAATTTAATGATTCATCTTTGTCAAATATTCAATCAAGAATCAGTTATATGGGCTGAAAAGACAAGTGAGAATAATATGAGGTTCTATTATATTGAGCAAGATGGTGAGGTTAAAGATGTTGTAGATGAAGTATTTTTAAGTTCAGATGTACAAAAAAGAAATGATTTTTATACTTGGGTACAAGGGAGAAAATTCTATATTCCATTTTTTGAAGAAGCACCTGAACAGAAAAAATATAAAAAGTTCTATAAACCTTTGGTCTATACAAGAAAAGAAAAACATCCAACCGATTTATTGAATTTAGATGGAGATTATTGAAGTTTTCTGTATATTCTATTAAATATAGCCCAACCTTCAAGAAGAGTTTTTGCTGAATCAGGAAAATCAATATTTTCTGGAATTCTAAAATTAGGATGAAGATCAAAACCTTCTTCAGTTTTTGCTTTTCGTAACATAAAACCAATCTGCTTTAAGGTTTTCTTATCAATAACTTTGTAATCTTTTGTGTTAAGTGGTTCTAAAACAACGACTTCTTCAATTGAATAACTCATAACAAACATGTCTAAAACTAATAAAAAAATACCGTCTTAATTTTATAGTACAAAGATAATATATTTTTTTTAATTAAGCAAGAAAATAATTTTTGTGTAGTATTGAAAAAATGACGATATTAGTGAACAAAAAAATTATACTTGATATAATTAACAGTAATTTTGATTTTCCACATTTTGATATAAAAATGAAATCCCACTTAATTCCCTATGTAATTGAACAAAGTTCAAGAGGTGAAAGATCCTATGACATCTTTTCCCGACTACTAAAAGAGAGAATAATTTTTTTAGGAGCAGGTATAGATGACGATGTTTCATCTATTGTGATTGCACAATTATTGTTCTTACAATCAGAAGATCCGACTAAAGACATCTATCTTTATATTAATTCACCTGGTGGAAGTGTTAGTGCAGGTATGGCAATTTATGATACAATGCAGTATGTAAAGCCTGATGTATCAACTATTTGTGTAGGTATGGCTGCATCTATGGGTCAAGTTTTACTTACAGCAGGTGCGAAAGGTAAAAGATTTGCTCTTCCACATTCAAGAGTAATGATGCATCAACCTTTGGGTGGAACTCAAGGTCAAGCATCTGATATTGAAATCTATACGAAGGAAATGATACGAATCAGAGAATCATTGTATAGCGTGATTTCAAAGCATACAGGTCAAGATATGGATAAAATTAAGAAAGATGCAGACAGAGATAATTGGATGTCAAGTCAAGAAGCATTAGATTATGGAATAATTGATAAAATACTCTAA